ACGCATTATCGCTGCTGCTACTAGTGGCAGCTCTATTCGGGGCATGTCTGTCAACCTACTTTACCTAGATGAGTTTGCATTTGTAGAAAGAGCAAATGAATTTTATACCTCAACATATCCAGTTGTTTCAGCCGGTAAAAACACAAAGGTTATTATTACATCTACCGCTAACGGCATCGGCAACCAATTTCATAAAATTTGGGAAGGTGCAGTACAAAAAATTAATGAATTTATTTCATTTAGAGTCGATTGGTGGGATGTACCAGGAAGAGATGAGGAATGGAAAAAAGAAACTATATCAAACACAAGTCAGCTGCAGTTTGATCAAGAATTTGGCAACACCTTTTTTGGTACAGGTGATACACTTATTAATGCAGAAACTTTATTAGGATTTAGATCTGAACCATATATCAGAACGCTCGAAGGTGGTGATCTTCGAATATATAGTGAACCAGTAAAAGGTCATAATTATATTATGACCGTAGATGTAAGTAAGGGAAGAGGACAGGACTATTCTACTTTTAACTTAATCGATATTAGCATTCGCCCATTTGCACAGGTGGCTGTTTATCGGAACAACACTATCTCTCCAATACTCTTCCCTAATATTATATATAAGTATGCGAAAGTCTACAATGAAGCTTATGTAGTAATTGAATCAAATGACCAAGGAACTGTGGTTTGTAATGGTTTATATCACGATTTAGAATATGAAAATGTACATGTAGAATCTGCCATTAAAGCCAATGCTATCGGTATCGAAATTACTAGAAAAACAAAAAGACTTGGCTGTTCAGCAATTAAAGATATTATTGAAACCGGCAAATTAAAAATTGTCGATGATAATACTATTATGGAAATTTCTACCTTTGAAGCAAAGGGACAATCATACGAAGCATCTGACGGAAATCATGATGATTTAATGATGAATTTAGTTATGTTTGGATATTTTGCTTCAACACAATATTTTGGAGATATGACAGATATTAATCTAAAACAAATGCTGTTTGATCAACAAATGAAACAAATTGAAGATGATATGATTCCATTCGGTTTTATTGATGATGGTAATGATTATATTGAAGTATTAGAAAAAGGTGAGGATAATTGGCAAATTAAAGAATATGACCCGATGAGATCAACTACAGATGGAGTATTCGATAAAGTTGAAGATTGGTAATATTATAAATAATGATAAGTTGACTAATCGTATTATGGAACCATATAATTTTTAATAGGGAAGATAAAAAATGGCACTTTCAACACCGTCTGCATCCCCAGCGGTAGTCGTCAAAGAAATAGATCTGACTGGTGGCGTTCCAAACGTACAGTCAACTACAGGCGCAATCGTAGGGAACTTTCGTTGGGGTCCAGTAGAGCAAAGAGTATTAGTAGACACAGAGGCTTCTCTTGTCAATACTTTTGCAACTCCGGATACCACAACGACAATCGATTTTCATTCGGCATCTTATTTCCTTCGGTACTCTGGATCACTTCAAGTAGTACGGTCGGCTGATAGCGATGCCCGAAACGCTGTTTCAATTATTGGCCAGACTGCTGCAGATTCTGCTGGAAGTCTTGGTGGAATTACTGTAAATAACGAAACAGACTTTAACTCACAAATTTCAAGTCTTAACGCAGCAAGTCAAACATTTATTGCTAAATATCCTGGAGCACTAGGAAACGGAATTAAAGTTTCTGTCTGTCCTCCAAGCTCAGCAGCGTTTACTGCATGGGATTATGCACCATCATTTGATTTTGCTCCGTCCACATCAGACTTTGCTACCGCTATCGGTGCAACAAATGACGAAGTTCATATTGCTATTATCGATAGTGATGGTGAATTTTCTGGAACAAGAGGTACAGTACTAGAAACATATCCTTTTGTATCAGTAGCCAGTAATGCAAAGAATAATGACGGCACTACAAACTATGCAGTAGATGTCATTAATGCGCGTTCAGATTACATTAAAATGATTGATTTTGATGCTGTATATTCAGCAGCTAATGCCGGTACAGCTGCAGCAAATAGTACTGCCTATAACAGCGGTATTGTAACTGCAACTGATTATGCCTTTGCAAACGGAGTTAACTCCGGAACCTTTGGCACAGCAGAATATCTTAAAGGATATGATTTGTTTGAAGATAAGGATCAAGTAGAAATCGACTTCTTGATTTCTCCTTCAATGGCAAGTCAAGAAGCACAAGCAACAATCGTGAATGACTTAACTGCTACAGCACAATCACTTCGTAAGGATTGTGTGGTTACTGCAAGTCCAAATAGAAATGCTGTTGTAAATATTACAAATGCAAATACTATTGTAACTAATACAGTTACAACGGTAAATACGTTTACTAACTCATCATATTTGGTAGTTGATAACAACTTCCTTAAAATTTATGATAAGTATAACGATCAGTATATCCAAATTCCAGCTGCTTCTTCTACTGCAGGTATTATGGCAGCAACTGACCTTAATCGGGCTCCATGGTTCTCACCAGCAGGTTCACGTCGCGGTCAGTATCTTGGAATTACTGCAATTGCATATTCGCCGACTAAAATTCAAAGAGATACACTCTATAAAGCAGGAATTAACCCAGTTGCAAATATTCCTGGTCAAGGTGTTCTACTATTCGGCGATAAAACAAAGCTAAATAGACCTTCAGCTTTTGATAGAATTAACGTTCGTAGACTGTTCCTTATTCTAGAAAGAGCAATTGGTAAAGCAGCTGAGCAAGTAATGTTCGAGTTTAACGATGAGTTTACTCGTGCAGAATTTGTAAATATTGTTGAGCCAGTTCTCAGAGAAGTAAAAGGTCGCCGTGGTATTACAGACTTCCGTGTTATTGCAGACGCAACTAATAACACAGCGGAAGTTGTCGACCGCAACGAGTTCATTGCAAACATCTTCATCAAGCCAGCCCGTTCAATCAACTACGTAACACTTAACTTCGTAGCTGTAAGATCTGGTGTTGACTTCGAAGAAGTTGTTGGCACAGTTTAAGGAGGTAATGTAAAATGGCTGTTCTCGGTGTAGATGACTTTAAGTCAAAACTGAGAGGTGGCGGTGCTCGTCCTAACCTCTTTAAAGTAACAATTAACTATCCTGGCTTTGCAGATGGAGATGCAGAACTTACTTCGTTCTTGTGTGAAACTGCTTCATTGCCTGGATCAACATTCGGTATTATTCCTGTACCATTTAGAGGACGTGTTCTCAAAATTGCAGGTGATAGAACATTTGCCGAATGGTCCACAACTATTATCAACGATACTGATTTTGCTATCCGCGATGCAATTGAGCGTTGGATGAATGGCATTAATGCTCATTCTGCTAACACTGGTCTATCTGCTCCAATTTCATATGAAGCAGATCTTCTAGTACAACAATTGGATCGTAATGGAGATGTTTTGAAGACATACACCTTCCGTGGTGCATATCCTCAAGATCTATCAGAAATTGCAGTATCATATTCTGATACTGATAATATTGAAAGATTCACATGTGTCTGGGCTTATCAGTACTTTGAGACTAATACTACTAGCTAAATATATAATAGGAGCCAGTCTTTTGGCTGGCTCCTTTCTCTAGCTTAGGAATTTAAAATGGCAGATGATAAAGGTTTAACCCTATTTGGTTTTGAAATTAAGAAAGCCAAAAGGAAGGAAGAAGAAAAAGCTCCTTCTATTGTTCCGCCACGTGATGATGAAGGTGGTAGTTATGCCACTGCATCTGGCTCACATTATGGCCAGTATCTTAATCTTGGTGATGACGATTCGAAAGACAACTATCAACTCATAATGAAATATCGTGGTAATGCAATGCATCCAGAAGTTGATGCAGCAATCGAAGATATTGTAAATGAGGCAATTACTGGATCACAGCTAGAACAGACTCTTGATATTAATCTAGAAGATGTTCAGGCTCCAGATAGAATCAAAAAAGTAATTAAAGAAGAATTTGATGAAATCTATGGCATGCTCAATTTTAAAGAGTTGGGTCATGATATCTTTAGACGTTGGTATGTCGATGGTCGTATGTATCACCATCTTGTACTTAATGAAGCAAATCCAAAAGAAGGTATTGTTGAAATTAGACCTATTGATGCTGCAAAAATGCGCAAGGTCAAAAAGGTAAAGAAGAAAAAAGATTCAGCAACAAATGCTGAAATCATTGAAAGTACAGAAGAGTTTTTTGTATTTCAAGAAAAACCGGGTCAATCCACTAACGGCGTCAAGATGACAACTGACTCAGTAAGTTATGTTACATCTGGACTACTTTCAGAAGACCGTAAAAAGATTATTTCATTCTTACATAAAGCACTCAAGCCAATTAATCAGTTGCGTATGATGGAAGATGCATTGGTTATCTATAGATTGGCACGTGCGCCAGAACGTCGAATGTTCTATATTGATGTAGGCAACTTGCCTCGCGGTAAAGCCGAACAATATATGAAAGACATTATGGCCAAGTATCGTAATAAACTTGTCTATGATGCTAAGACCGGTGAAATTAGAGACGATCGCAAGCATATGTCTATGCTTGAAGATTTTTGGTTGCCTCGGCGCGAAGGTGGTAGAGGCACAGAAATTCAAACTCTGCCTGGTGGTGAAAATCTAGGACAAATTGAAGATGTTATCTTTTTCCAAAAGAAAGTATATCGCTCTTTAAATGTTCCTATTGCACGTTTAGAACAAGAAAATCAATTTAGTCTTGGTAGATCTACTGAGGTCAATAGAGATGAACTAAAATTCCAAAAGTTTATCGATAGACTTCGTATGAGATTTGCACATCTTTTCTATGGAATTTTGAAAAAGCAGCTGATATTAAAAGGCATTTGTACAGAAGAGGATTGGGAAGATTGGAAGAATGATATTACTGTTGACTTTGTAAAAGACAATCATTTTACAGAGTTGCGTGATATTGAAATTCTTCGTGAAAGAATCCAAACTTTGGATCAAGTACAAAACTATGTCGGTGAATACTATTCAAAAGAATGGGTACAAAAGAATGTTCTCATGCTTTCTGACGAAGATATTGAAAAAATGAAAAAAGAAATAGATGGTGAAGAAGCTGAAGCACCTAATGAAGAAGAACCGCCAGTTCCGGAAGAAACTCCACAAGAACCGGCAGGTGGTCAAAAACATAGTATTGATATTAATGTAAAAGGAAATAACTAATGAGTGAAGAAGTTGAAGTAATGGATCAGGAACTGCCATCTCCGGAGATTCAGAATATGGTCCAACATGCAATGGACCAAGAATACACCAAGGCTAATGACATTTTTAAAGATGTCATGACAATTAAATTAAATGATTTGCTTGACCAGGAAGAAGTGAGAATAGCAGATCAAATGTTTAATGGAGTCGAAGATGAAGATTTTGAAGATGACGACGAACAACTCGAACTTGACCTTGAAGCAGAGAGCGAGTCTGAATCGGAAGAATCGGATGATGAAGAAGAATACGAAGAGTCGGATAATGAAGAAGAGTTAGAAAATTAAATTTTCTTTTAAGTATAAAATAATAAAATTATAAATAATAGTACGATTATGAAACAGTTTTCTCAATTGCGTGAACTCACAGGAAGAAAACCAGAAGGCCAATTAATGGTCAATAAAAAACTGGGTAGGATTCAAGTGATGGTCTATAAAGAAAGAAACGGTTATGTTGCCTATATAGATGGTGACAGACTGGATTCTTATAGAACAAAAAACGAAGCTGAAAAAGCTGCAACTGAATTTGTAAAGGTATTAAAAAAATGAAGCTGATTGCTGAATATACTGAAGACCAGTTGGAAGTTGTCACCGAGGCAACTAAAGACGGCGGCAAGAAGTATGCCATTGAAGGTGTATTCATGTCAGCCGAACAAAAGAATCGTAACGGTAGAATATATCCTCGTCCTGTAATGGAAGCCGCTGTAGGCAAATATGTCAATGAGCAGGTTTCAAAGGGAAGAGCAGTAGGTGAATTAAATCATCCTGAAGGTCCTACCGTTAATCTAGACAAAGTTTCTCACAAGATTGAATCCCTTGATTGGAAGGGAAATGATGTTGTGGGTAAGGCGACTATTTTGGAAACTCCTATGGGACAGATTGTAAAAGGTTTGTTG